GTCGTTCAAGACCCTGACCCAGTACTACTACGATGACGGCCTTGTGCACAAGCTGCTGAGCTCGATGGGCAACTGCACGCTGTCGGCCAAGGTCGGCGAGCGCCCGATGCTGCGTTTCGAATGGGTTGGCCTGGACGGCGGCATCGTCGCTACGCCGAACCCGACCGGCACGTTCACCGCCTGGAAGAAGCCGGTCGCGATGACCAGGGCCAACGTGGTCGACATCGCGCTGGGTGCTACCTACGCCGCTGGCGCCCTGACCGGCGGCGCGCTCTACAACAGCACCGGCCTGGAGATGAACTTCGGCAACACGGTCAACTTCAGCGCAATGCTGAGCAGCGAGACGGTCGATATCTCTGACCGTCAATCCACGGCAACGATGGAAGTGGAACTGAGCGCCGCGCAGGAAGTCGCGCTCATGGAAAAAGTCAAGGCCAACGAAACCCAAAGCCTGGGCTTCATCATCGGCACCGCATCCGGAAACAAGGTGCTGTTCTTCGCGCCGGCCGTGCAGCTGACCAACCCGCGCAAATCCGAACTGAACGGCAACCGCCTGATCGGCTTCGATCTGCGCCTGGTGCCGGTCAACGGCAACGACGAATGGCGCATCGTCTGCCTGTAATTAATCCTACAACATCTCAAAGGAAATAACGCCATGGCGTACACCCTCGTAAAACGTAACAAGATCGCGGTCAACGTGAAGGGCACTCTGCCTGATGAAGACGGCAAGCCAGTGCCATTCGATTTCAAGCTGCATTGCAAGCGCTTGAGCCAGGACGAAATCGATAACGCTATGAAGAACCGCAAAGGCGAAGTCAAGGGCTTCATCCGCGAGGTGGCCCAGGGTTGGGCAGGCGTGCTCGACGAACTCGGCGCAGCGTTGCCGTTCTCGACTGATGCGCTGGACGAGCAGATCAATGAGCCGGGCATGCCGGTATTGATCATGCAGGCTTACCTGGAACAGGTGTCGGCCACCGCAAAAAACTGACCGAGGTCGTGCGCCTGTTGGCGCGCGGCCAAATTGAGTTTGGCGGCAATGAGCCCGCCGAAGTTGAACGCGTTGACGACGGACTTGCTGCCCTCGGGCTATATGCCGAAGGTGGGCTGTCTTTTGATCAGGAAGAGTTCTGGCTCTGGCCAGAGAACGACGAAGCGTTCGCTATGTGGCTCGCGATCCAAACACAGTGGAATGCGGGCATGGCCGGCGCTACTGGCTTGAACTACCAAGGCGTCGAAATCTGCTTGCGAATGCGCGGCCTGAAAAAGAAGCGCCGCCAGTCCATGTTCCTCCTCATCCAGATGATGGAGCGCGCTTGCCTTGAAGAGTGGGCGCAAAAAAGAAAACACTAAGGACTACGAAGATGGCATCGCCGCGTGCGCTTATTGAAATGGTGGTTGACGGTGCGGCGGAAAGCCGTCGCCGCATCGAGACTGTTGGTGATGCCTTGCGGCGGATGAACAACGAATCGCTGCAGCGGGTCTCGGGTCAGATGAGCGATCTCACTGATCGTTACTCCAATCTTCAATCGACCATTGGAAACGTCGCTGGATTCGCTATCGCTGGCGTTTCGCTGGCTACGCTCGGTTCAAAGATCGGCGACGTTCTTGGTTCCATGGGTGAGCTGGATGACTTGTCACAGAAGATTGGCACCAGTGTGGAAAGCCTGTCCAAGATTCAAAAAGTCACGAAAGCGTTCGGCGTCGACTTCGCCGGTAGTGTTGATCCTGCCTTGGTAAAGTTGGCAAAGGGCTTGACCACTGTCGATGAAAAGTCCAGTAAGACAGCGAAAGCGTTGGCGGCGCTTGGCGTAACCGCAACTACCATGAGTGATCCGAGCGAGGTGATGATTGAAGTCGCGAAGAGCCTCCAGCGGTATGAGGACGGCGCGGCTAAGGCGACAGTGGTTTCCGACCTTTTTGGCAAGTCCGCTGCGGATTTACTGCCGTTCTTTAACGACCTTTCGGAAACCGTTGATGACTTCTCGACTGTGTCGGCTGATGCAGTCGGGCAGGCGGCGGCACTCCAAGATAAGTTCGGCATGCTCAGCGTGCGCACTGACGAAGTATTCACCTCGATCACTACTGCAGCATTGCCTGCGCTTACCGATCTCACTGAGGGTTTCTCGGATGTTCTCAAAGCAGAGCAGGGATTAATCAATGATGGGGAGATTGCTGGCTGGGCAGACGATTTAGCTGTTGGAATTTCACGCGTGGCGGATGTTGCTGTTTTATTGCCCCGCATCTTTTCGGCGGTGTCCAGTAGTGCCCAGGTTGTCGCGGCCGATGTCTCACTCATCTGGGCGGCGTCGCCAGCAAAGATGGCGATTACGTACGCCCGAGGCGGTTCGCCGTTGGAGGATTTGAAGCGTGCTTCAGCCGAGCGAAACGCCATCCTTGAAGAAGCCAACAAAAAATATGACGACCTGTGGAACAAACCGGCCAATCAATTTGAGCAGGCAGTTCTGAAGCGAATCTCAAACCGGGTTTCCGATGCAGCTCCAGCGGACCCATCTGCGCCCGGCAAGGGTCAACTCAGCTATTCGTCCGGCAGCGATGACAGCGCAAACGATGCTAAGCGAGCGGCTGACGCCTACAGTAATTTGACATCTGCCATCCAGGCAAAGATCACTGCGTCCAAGCTTGAGCTCAGCACCGGCGTGGCGCTAGAGCCGAGTCAGCAAGAGCAGCTCAAGCTGACCGAGCAACTGGCTGGCCTCAAGGATAAGCTGACGCCGCTGCAACTTGCGAACGTCGAGAATCTGATCAAAGAGGACGTCACGCTGCTCGAAGTGGTCGAGTCGCAGAGGCGTGCCGCAGAAGGACTGGAATCGTACACCAAGCTGCGGCAGCAATATGAAACCAGCGCCGCCAAAGTCATCGAGGATGCTGTTGCCGAGGCGACCCGAAACGAGCAGCTTGCACTGACCTACGGAAAGACCAAGGGTGCGATTGAGGCCGTTGAGCTGGCCAGGCTGGAAGGCCAGCTGGCACAGCGTGCGTCCACCGGCCTCACGCTCGATGAAATCACCAATCTCGAAAAGCTGATCGCCGCGAAAAAACGCAGCGCGACCGCGCTTGCCCAGGTGGACAAGTTCGAGGCCGGCAAGAAAGCGGCCGAAAGCCTGGACGAATTCCTCGATCCGGCCAAGGCGCAGTCGTTCGGCGAGGCCCTGCGTGAATCGTTGGGCGGTGCCGGCACGGCGCTGTCCGCACTGTCGGCGACGTTCGACGGCTTCAGCAAGCGTCAGGCCGAGTTCGATAAGCAGCGTGAGAATGCCAAGCTCGCACTCAACTCCGGCCAGAAGACCGAGATGCAGTACATGCAGGACATGGCACGCCTGAATGAAATGGAAACCAAGAACCGCCTGTCCGGCTACGGCGACATGGCGGGCGCCGCCGCCGGTTTCTTCGGCGAGCAGAGCCGCGGCTACCAAGCACTGATGACGGTGTCGAAAGTCTTCCACGCTGCCGAGCTGGCGATGACGATGGCTGAGCTGGTGCCGAAGGGCATCGCTGCTGTTCTGAACCAGGGCAGCGGCGACCCCTACAGCGCGTTCGCGCGTATGGCGGCGATGGGCGCGCTCGTCGCCGGCCTGGGCGTCGCCATCGGCGGCATGTCTGGCAGCAGCGGCCCGAGCCTGACCGAGTCGCGCCAGAAGCAGCAGGGCACCGGCACGGTGCTCGGTTCGGACGCGAAGTCCGGCTCGATCGCGCGCGCCCTGGAACAGATCGAGCAATCGACGCTGGACAACCTGGGCGTCAGCAACGACATGCTGATCTCGCTGCGCAACATCGAATCCGAGATCGGCCAGTTCGCCTCGCTTCTGGTGCGCACCACTGGCGTGACGGGTGACTTCGGCAAGGACATGAACAAGAGCGTCTTCGACTCGAAGGCGATCGGCATTGGCGGCGCGGCAGCCGGCGGCATCGCGGGCGCAGCGGCCGGTGCATACGTCGGCATGGGCACCAGCTACATCGGCGCCATGCTTGGCGGCCCGGTCGGTATGGCACTCGGCGCGGCGCTGGGCGCGATCATCGGCAAGACCTTCGTCGGCAAGGCACTGGGCAGCATCTTCGGCGGCAAGCAAACCGTCGAGGATACCGGCTTCGCCGTCGACAAGACGGACTTCCGCAGCATCTTCGCCGGCGGCCTTAATGCCATGCAGTACGCCGACATCAAGAAGGACGGCGGCTGGTTCAGCAGCGACAAGAAGAGCACGGCCACACAGGGTCTGGGCGAGGAGGGTAACCGCCAGATCTCCAGCGTCCTGACGTCGCTTTACGACACGGTCTACGAAGCTGGCCAGATGCTCGGCTTCGGTGCCGACGCGTTCAATGCGCAGCTGAGCAGCTTCGTGG